GAAACTGCAGCTGCCTACAGCCTTTTTGTTGAGTTTCTGGAGTCTGGCCCCGATAGAGGCGTGCACCGTTTTGCCAAAGATCGTGGGCTTGTGGCGCCCAATGTTTACGACCGTGCGAAGCGTTTCAACTGGGTAGAACGCGCCGAGGCTTACGACGAATGGCTAGCAGCGGGAAGGCCTCCAGAGGTTTTGCCGCAGGAGGAAAAGAAGCCACAGCGAAAGCTGAGCCCAACAGAAGAGGCGATTAAGCAAGCAAAGACCAAAAAGGCAACAGTCCCCACTGCTCCGCCTGAGATTTATCAGCAGGATTCAGCGTTAGAGCCCGAGGTGATCGGTGCCGCAATGGAGAAAGCGGGGAGTGATCGGTTGACGGGGGAGCTGCTGGAGTATCGGCAGGTGATGCACGTTGTCGGCAAGGCGATGGGCCTGCGGGCTGTGGCTATTGATGGGATCGTGGGAATCATGCAGGGCAACATAGAACGAACGCTGAAGGGCCACGAAAGGGCGATGCAAGCCCAGGACTATGTGGCGGCTAGTGCGCAGATGCAATCTGTAAATGCGATGGTGCTGAGCTTCACCAAGCTATGCGACACGATGAGCAAGCAAGCTGAGGCCGCCAGGGCCTGCTGGGGCGATGCCCTAGGCGTCAATCAAATGCTGAAACAGATGTATCAGCAGATGGAAGCGAGCCGAAAGATGGAGGCTGGTCAGGATTGAATTGTTAAGACCTGCCCAAGTCTGCATTGCCTAGGGTAGGATTGCGTGATCCATCACCCAGCGACTCATGGATGTTCTTTTGAAGGAGGTGCGCCAGATCCATTGGCAGCACGTCCTAGGTTTTATGCTTATCGTTGTCCCTGTCGGGATCTGGATGCAGCATGCCCACTCCTGCGGCCAGCGCACCATTATCGAGGTGTGCAAATGACTCTCGACCTAGAAGACTACATTGATGACTTTTGGTTTCGGCAGGAAGACCTTGAAAAACAGGGTGCCTGTCTTGATGAGGATCCTTCGCTAACGGCTGAAGAGCGGTCCCCTTCGCTGCTGGAGAGGAGGTGATGGAACACACCCTTTTGATCCTGATTGGGGTTGGCCTGATCTGCGTTGGCTTTTTTACAAGCTCTTGGGCTCTGCAGTTGTTCTTCGGAATTATCGGTGGCCTGGTGATTGCTCTTGTTTTGCAAGAGGTGGAGGAATGACAATGGACATCCCCAACAGAGACGAGCAACACGGCGGATTGGAGGCCGTGGGCCAGCTTGCTCAAAACATGAAAGGCGCATTGCGTGCTGGTGCTAACTGGCACCGACTTGCGCCGGGTGAGCGCGAAGCCCTCGACATGATCGCCCACAAGATTGCTCGCATTCTTAGTGGTGCTGATCCACACGATTCTCAGCACTGGGAGGATGTAGCGGGTTATGCCCATGCTGCGATGAGAGGGCGCAATAAATGACCCTTATCCAGATCCCCATCCTGCTAGCCTGCCTATTGCTGACAGGCTGTGCATATTCACATCATCACCAGCGTGATGCACAACCCCTTAAATCAGCATCTATTGCCCCCTCCACATCAACTGATGGCCCGATGAACACTGATCCGATCTATCAAATAAGACTTAACCTTGCCCAATGTGCTACAGCAAGAGCACACATTTATGGAGCAGAATCTATGTTGCTGCAGAAGGAATCTGAGAAGATGTTTACTGCAGGTGCTGAACCCAAGTTGATTGGGGCAGTTGTTACGGCAGAGCAGGCGGCACGGCGACGCTACTGGCGGGAGCAGGCGGCAGCGGCGACGTTGGCTGGTTCGAGCTGGCCTGAGGCTCAGGGGCTGGGGGGTGGGGCGTGATGACTAACCAGCATCCGATCAGCCCGTCGCAAAAGCTGCGAGACAAATGGCTTGAAGAGGCTCCAGTAGACAGCAGTATTTACGACTTTCTGATTGACAGTGCTTCCCAATGGAGCGCGGATGCCGAGCTGAAGGCGTGCTGCAGGTGGCTCAAACATGAGGCTTGTTTTGAGTTTTTGGCGAAAGACCTTTTTGCCGCCCGCCGCCCTAGGCCGCCGAGCCTGAAGGAGCAAGCGCTGGCCAGAACCACAGCCATTCTTAGCGACCCGAACCGAGCACTTTTGATAGAGGTTAGAGAAACCTTGGAACTTAATCTTCGCGCATTGGAGGCGCTGCCCGATGAGTAAACCCCTCTCCCCTACTGCTCAGGCGGTGTTAGCAAAAGCAAAGCTGGAATCTGAAATCAGTTGCCTCATGGCACAGTTCACAAAAGACTCAGGTTTGACTATATGCCACGTTGATATTGATGAAATCCCTCAATTCGGTTCAGGTGAAAGGCACTACATTATTAAAGTTAGAGCAGAATTATGACATTTGACATCCCCGCAGGTTTCCCAGCCCATCGCCATGTCACCGCCCAAGAATCACTAGAAAACTGGGGGCCTTTGCATGTGTTTGATGCAAATGGTAGACGAATAAGAAACCCTGTTTCCGTTTGTGTTTCAACGGGTGAGGTTCTTATTTATGCTGAAGATCCGAATAGTGATTGCTTTCCAGATTCAGAATATCCCTACTTCAGCTTTGTAGCAGGACAACACCCCGCCCCCTTATCTGTTAGGCCAGTGACTTATGACTCTCCTTGATAACACAATGACCCCTATCACCATGTGGCGCACTTCCTGGAGAGGCGTTATCCAAAAAGTCGAATGCTTTAATGTCACACCGAAAACAGTCTGGCTGCTAACAGACATTTGGCGGCCAGATCGTCATCTCAGGGAGCCAGAGCGCGAAGCTCGAAAAACTAAACATCACAGCTATCACGAAACATGGGAAGAGGCCCATGCTTATCTCATGGCACAGGCTAACGAAAACTTGGAAAAAGCTCAACTTCAGCTTCAAAAAGCACAGGGCCACTACGGCAATATCAAAGGCATGAAAAAACCCGAGGAGCAATGACTCTCCCCAATGACATCGCCCGCTGCCCAGGCATTGGCTACGAGGAGGACGATGGCTTCTATTGGCGCGATGGCTGCGAGGATTGCCAACGCCGCACTTCTCCTGGCGGCACCAGCACCATAGAACCACCGACCATCATTGTGTTCGAGTGTGAATACAGGATTGATCCCTGACGGGAAAACTACCTAAGCAGATCACCCCACACGATGGCGAAGATAACAGTAAGGAATGAAGCGTTTGAAGGTTACAACAAACCTAAGAAAACACCGCAACATCCTACGAAAAGCCATGCTGTTTTGGCTAAGGAAGGTGACAAGGTTAAGTTGATTCGCTTTGGGCAGCAGGGTGTAAGTGGTAGCCCAGCAAAAAAAGGTGAATCCACAGCAGATAAAGCACGGCGGGCTTCATTCAAGGCACGTCATGCCAAAAACATTGCTAAGGGGAAGATGTCTGCTGCCTGGTGGAGTTCAAGGATTAAATGGTGAAGAAAGTTCCCGGCTGGGGTTTAGTGACCAAGATCATCGAGACAAGAGTAAACAATGAAGGTATCTCACAAGCCCTGATCTGCCCTGAGGGCCATGAAGCACCCTTCTGGTTAGACCTACAACAGGTGGCCCAATTTAAGGGTAGGTTCATCTATACTGAAAGCGGTCCATGTCCTGATCAGGATGCCAAACCACACTGAAACCCCGACACGGCTCAAAATCATTCCTTCCCCAGGCCGCCCGCTGGTGATCCGCCTAGAAGCTGAGCCCGTGGCTGATGATCCTCGCAAGATCTGGGAAAGGCTCACCACTCGTCATCTGGTGCAGAAGGTTGCTAAGCGGTTTAAGAGGATTCGTAAGCCATGACAAACGCCGCCACCGATCCAAAATTCACGCAGGAACAGGAAATACAAATGGCATTGTATTCGGACAAGTCCGCCCTTGAAAGATATACTAGCGATATTTACACTAAACGCGCAGTTATGCGGGATGAACTACAAAGAAAGGAAAGTGAAGTGGAAAGCCTAAAGGCAAGCATTGCCGAGCAAGACTTAGCATTGGAAGAATTGAATCACTACTACCTAGCACATGCGAAAAACTACAACCCATTCGAGATGTCTGCAGCTTGTTGGGCCGAAGTGTTTCAGGAGGATTGGTAAGCCATGAGTTTAGGACTTGACGCTAATCGTCTGGCTATTGATCGTGTTTATTTAGATGAATGCACGGTTAAAGCATATCAAGAGCGTGCAAAGTTGAAGAACAAGCGTGAGGCTTTAGAAGATGCGCTGAGCAGTATAAATAGAAGCATTGCAGAATCAGAAGTTTGGCTGCTAACGCTTGAGACTTTTCACCGTGAGCACGTCAAGGAAACCAAGCCTAAAGAGAACGCATGACCCTACTCAATGACCGCCAGATTGCTGCCCTAGCCCAGCAGGGCATGATCAGACCCTATGAGCCCAAGCTGGTTCGATTGGCAGAGCATCAGTCCATGCCACGGCGGGTGATCTCCTACGGCCAATCTTCCTACGGCTACGATCTCAGGCTTTCACCTAAGGAATTTTTACTCTTCCGTCATGTGCCAGGCACCGTGATGGACCCTAAGAATTTCAACCCACGCAACCTGGAGCCTGCTCAGCTGCAGAGTGATCACAATGGGGACTTCTTTATTCTGCCGGCGCATTCTTATGGGTTGGGGGTGGCAGTAGAGCGGCTCAAAATGCCGCCCAATGTCACTGGGATCTGCCTGGGCAAGAGTACGAATGCCCGCCTAGGTATCATCTTAAACGCAACTCCCGCTGAGGCAATGTGGGAGGGCCATCTTACCCTGGAGTTTAGCAATTCATCAGGTGCAGATTGCAGGATCTACGCTAACGAGGGCATCTGTCAGATTCTGTTCTTTGAAGGGGATCCCTGCGGTGTCACCTATGAAGATCGCAAGGGCAAATATCAGAACCAGCCTGAAGCGGTAACGCTGGCCAGGGTCTGATTGATGGTGAAAGCACTGCAAATCTGTGTCGGCGATCGCTACGGTGATCTGACTATCGTCAAAGAGCTAACAGCCGAGGGGTTGGCTCGTTACAAGAGACGGATGTTTTTAATGCGTTGCGACTGTGGGGAAACTAGAAAAACGCAGCTGGATAAACTTCGGACTGGCAGGGTAAAGAGCTGTCATGAATGCAGTATCAGGAAAGTCCGC